GATTTCTTACGCGCTTTGGCCTTATCCGTCTTAGGGTTGGGGGCAGGGGGCTTTAGCTTACTACCCGTTGCCTTATTGTACTTCGCTCGGCCCTTTGCCGTCAGACCAGCACCCTTGCTCACTGGTAACTTTTCACCACGGCCCACACTTAAATTCGGCCCCGATTTGCGCTTAGAGGGCAAGGCTAACCTCTACCCTCTTTCGCCATCATAAGGCTCAAATAAGCCTCATATTGACGCTGCAAGGCACGCTCACCACTGCGCCCCGTATATAAACTTTCAAACGTCTTTGGGGGCATCTGCCTTGCCATAAACTGCATAAACAACGGGTCTTGCGTAGGATCAGCGTAGCGCTGCACGGGTGCTTGCGGCATACCCGCCGCTGGCCCTTCTGGGCGAACCATCTGTGTCGGCGCTGCAGGCATACCTGCCGCTAACCCCTCTGGGCGCACCATGCTTGGCAAAGCCCTCGGCATACCCGCCGCTGACCCTTCTGGGCGAACCATCTGCGCAAGATTAGGCGGCAGAAGAGCCAAGTAATCTTGATTGGTCATCTCTGGGTCGTCAGGGTAAACAGGGCCGCCTTGAAACATTCTATTCAGTTTAAACTCTGCGCGGATACGCGGGTCTGCGTCAAGAACGTCCGTAGGCCGCCTTTGATAACTCTCAGCACGGTCAAAAATGTCACCTATAAAATCTTCTGCGTAATTCATCGGTAGGGGAGCTGTTTCTCTAAAGCCGCCGCCAACAGAATATGGATTAACATAAGTCTCAGGAGCAGCAGGGGTTGCCATCAGACCATAAGCATCAATTGGCTCAACATTATTGCGAGACACCATCTCAGGTCTTGCACGCGGCCTTAAAGTCATTCCACCGTTCGCAGACCTAGCATCCGTAGCAATGCGCTCCACACGATCTTGTGCTTCATACGGCTTAGCAAAAAGATTGCCTAGCGCAGACAACAATCCACCACCCTCAAAGCGATCCCCAGACCGACCGGCACCGCCGCCGTCAATCATGTCAAGCAATCCAGTAAATCTTGGCCCTGCGCCATCACGACCACCGCGCAATGCATTAAGCGCACCTAATCCAGCCAGTAAGCCTATCGCTTGTCCCGCATTCATTTCTTTCTACCTTTCGCAGTTTTTGCCGCATCTTTAAACGCCTTAGCAGTAGGCGCATTTTTTGACCCAACCTTACGCATCTTTTCACCGCTACCCGCCGCAATGCGTTTTCGCTTGGCATGAATATTTGCATAAAGTCCTTTAGCCATTACTTATACTTTCCAGCCTGACACTTGCCAGCACGCTTACACGCAGCAGGCGTAGGACAATTTTTACATGGAGTAAATTTCATTTTTTCTTCCTTTTAGATTTTTTCGCTACAGAAAGAGCAATTGCAACAGCCTGCTTTTGAGGTTTTCCAGACTTCATCTCAGCCCGAATATTCTTAGAAATAGTTTTCTTAGAATGCCCCCTCTTTAACGGCATGAATAACTCCTTTTTGCGCACCATAACACTTTATGCAATTCCACGCAAATTTCTTCTTATTTCACCGCGCCAACTTATAAACGCGCCGCTCAAAGCAGTCGCCGCATCACTTGCCATCGTCAAACATAACGCATCAGCCAAGTCAGGCGAAGAAAGCCCACGCTTGCGCATCTCATCCTTACTTTCAGCCTTCATTTTGCCACTACTGGTAAAACTATAGCGAATGCTGGTTAGCTCTGCGATAAGCTGATCATTCTTTGGCAGCTTGCAAGAACGATCCTCAAGCCAACCCTTCGTCTTAAACCAAAGCTCGCTGCGCAGATTAAGATAGGTATCGCCCATAGATGGGCTTTCAGCTACGTTCACGCCGCGCACAGGCAGGCCAATCTCACGCAGGCGGTCTACCACACCTGAGCCTACGCCGATACTATCGACAAGTATTTGCGCGGGCTGTCTGCTGGGCGGTAACGCCTCATACTCCGCAACAACCCTGCCCACAGTCTGCATCAAATCCAATCCAGACCAAGACCTAAGCTCAGTTACAATCGGACCCTGACGCTTACACAGCGCAGTCTTGTCCTGCCCAAAGCGAGCCACGTCCAACCCCCAGACCGCTTTGGTATCCTCATCAATCTGCACATCGCGGTGCGTGGCATTTTCCACAAGATGAAACGGAATAATCGTATCATCATCAGCAAGCGGAAACTCACCCAGCACACGAATACGAAACGCATTGCTCTCCTCACCGTAGCGCAAACGCATTTCATCAACAAACTCATCACTCACCAAAGGACTATCCACGCAACTCCATCTTCGCGTCCACCAGCTATCAGCCATGCGCGTCTGACTTTCAAAAAACGTACCGCTGCTTCGCGTAGGGTTGCTCAACATAATCGTCGTCGCGTTATGACCCGACATAGACCCAGCAGCCGCCTCAAATACCTGCTCAGGAACACCACTAGCCTCATCAACAACCAACATAACATGCTCAGAGTGCACACCAGCCAATGCCTCCGGCGTCTCAGCCCTACTGGTGCGCGCTGAAATAAACATCTCACTCGGCGCAGACGTATGCTCAACGCGATCCGACTTTACGTTAAGTATGCTCTGCAACCCATCAGGCAACTCGTTAATCCAACGCTTTAACTCCGCAAACAGCGCATCAAAAAGCTGGCTACTGGTCGGCGCAGTTACAACAACCTTATTCGGATAATGCATCAAAAAATACCACAGCATCGCCCAAGATGCCGCAGTAGATTTTCCCGTACCATGACCAGAACGAATGCTAATCTTACGCTCGCCAGACGCAATCGCATCTAAAAACTCAGTCTGATATGGCAATGGCTCTACGCCAAGCACCTCCTGCACAAATAAAGCAGGCTTCTTACGATAGCGCCGCACAAAGTCAACCATCGTATTTTCTGCGGCATTACTCATGATTGATCACCTTCATCTTGCGAAGCGCATCTAAATGAAAATCACCAATATTAATATTAATCTGCTGCTGGTTTCTTCCACCATATTTCTCAGGGTTCCAATTAGACGCTGCAAGGTTGTGCTGACCAACTTTCTGCTTGAGTAACCCAAGGTCAACCTGATTTACATTAGCCTCACTAATATCCCGCGTGTGGTTTTCATCCAGCGCCTCAAAAATCTCCCTCTGGCGGCGCTCAGATACCTCCGAAATTAACTCAAAAGCCTGCTCAAAATGCGCATCTGCAGCATCCCTACGAGCGCTATCCACAGCAGCCGTAAGCTCCGCGTCAGATAAAATAAGATTGCGCAAAGTGCCGCTGTGGATTTCCATCTTCTGCGCTAAGGATTTAATAGATTTTCCCTCAAGTATCCACTCCCGCAAAAATTCAGCGCCACCCATTTGCCTAATTTCAGCTAAGCGCTTCTTCTGCAATGACCTACCAGCCATACTAAATCCTTCTCTAATTTCACGCAAATTTTAACATGATACCGCGCAAAAGCAAGCGGGGGAGGGCGGGGGGCTGCAGGAAGGATAACTCAGAACAACGCACAGGGAGGAAAGCGTTCTTCGCAAGGGCAGCACCCCCTACGATTTATATAACACGAATTTTTCTGTGTGGGAATGTATAATAATAATGGGGGCGGGGTGGGGGCTGGACGGGGGGGGCTTTCAGCAAAACGCAAGTTAAGCACAAAAGATTGCTTTTGCACAACTATAAGTGGAGCGCATAATAGGTATTATGTTAAATAATATTGCTTAGCTGTGTTTTGCTCTGCTTAAAAGTGTATTGCATCGGCTACGGTATTATAATACCCACGCGCGCCCGTATGCGACTGGCGCATTACTGTGTGTTGCGTCCAGTTTGTGACGTTACGTCACTTTGGTTTTTACTTGTTGCATTGATACTGTTTAGATATTACATTGGTATCAGAAGCAATGGAAAGGATACACCATGTCAAATCAAATCGAAGTTAAAATCGGACAATCATGCAATGGCTACCACGGCCTAATTGAGCAGCCAAAATACAAGGGATTAGATGTACGCGTATTTGAGATGCTGGACGATGGATCGGTAATATACCGCCATTTTGACGAGTGGTTTTCATATGGCGAACGCGCCAGAACGTATGGCACACCATTTAAAGCGGATGCATTTTGCATCTGCTAATAGTGACGCTACGTCACTATAGACGAGGTATCACTTTGCTTGCATGGTGATACCACAACACAACAAAAAGGAATGAGACAATGAAAGTTTTAACAGTTAATCTGAAATCTAACGACATTGGCGCACAGCGCGACAAGGTGTCTGACAACTTCACTAGAGAGCTTGCAATCATAGACCCAAGCACTGGACGCAGCATTGTAATACTGCGCACATATATCAGGGGAACGGTTTTCCATTGCTGCGCATGGTTCCACGGCTCAGATAAGTTTGGCTCTGGCTCTGGCTATGGCAAGGCGACGGGCGGCGGCTATTGCAAAGAAAGTGCAGCGATTGACGAAGCTGTCGCTCACGCTGGCATCAAGCTCAACAAACGCTTTGCGGGTGTAGGAGGCAGCGCCATTCGTGAGGCGGCGTTTGCAATAGGTCGCAAGCTGACAGGCAAGCGCAAACTGATTTTGCATTGCTCGCATGCTTAACCCTAATCAGGTCAAAGGAGGCTTACATATGCAAATCAAACTTAAAATTACATTGGACGTCATTCCAGCAAGCTACGCCGCTGCTTATGGCGACTTTTACGACCCAAGGTCAACTTCAAGGGCCATCGAAGAGGATGCGATGGAATGTGCAGAGCAAGCGCTTGCCGATTGGGTGCACCGTATAGGCTTTGCTGGGGCAATCCTTGACCCGCAATATGTCGAGCAATCAGCCTTTGAGGTCTGGAATGCTGAACAGGTAGTCAGGAATGGCGATTTTACCTCGTACTTAGCACAAGACTGCGAAAAGCATTTAAAGTCAGACATTGACGTTGACCACTACGTCAACACCGTGCTTGATGAAATGTGGACGGGTGTTCGCTTTGAAAGCTCAGACGGAACCCCGCACTATTACGAAATCCCTGCAATAGATACGGCAAACGGACGCCCCGTTGTCGTTAGACTTTAACCCCACAATCAGGTCAAAGGAGACTGACACAATGTTGAAAGACAAAGCAGAAAAAACATTTGCAAAAGATTTAGCAGGATTCGCAGTGTTTGCCGTGCTAATCCTACAGGCTCCGGCAATTATCAGAGAGCTTGCCAACGTAACCGCGCTAATCATGGGAGTATGAAGAGATGGACAAGCAAGACTGGATTGAAATCCTAGAAAAACTGCAGAAAAAAAACATGGGCTGGCGCGCATTAACGCCGGACCAGCGCGAAGCCATCACCAAAGCCACGGAGAGCCTTCGCAGCGCCGTGTGTAGTCTGTCGGACGGGTTTGACATTACGCTGGAAGATTGTCGCGCCCTAGAAGCCTCTATGTGGTCCATGCATCACGCCTTTGAACACCTTGAGCCAACCGAATATCAACTTGAGCAAATCGAAGCGCACAATCTTGAATGGGACTACGACACGCAAACGTGGCACGAAGTGGAGCCAAGCGACGAAACCTTGGACGATTGGGAGCCGCACGGCTAATCAAACTCAGCCAATCGTCGCGCCATGTCGCGCAAAATATATTTCAATTCGCGGGTGGGTATCGTTCCGATATGCCGCCCGCCTTCGCTTGACCAAATGCGCAACCCGTCATGGTAAACGCTCCACCTTAGCGGCGCTTGCGTTTGTTCTCCAATTCCATCTTCCGCCATAGTATCTCTTGCCGCTCCTCGTCTGTCCACGGCTCCACCTGTGCGCCATATTTGCGGCGATTAGCAAAACCCTCTAATTCCTCTAGCGTCGTCACGCTTTGCAGCTTATCTGCCAGCGTAACGCCACGCCGCACCTTGAACGTGCCATGCGGATAAACCCGCGCCGATCCTTCAGCTATTCTTGTCTGCAACCATTTAGGAAATTCTCTTTTCTGCAAATCTAAATCCCTAACTTAATTCGCCCGATCACGGGAACACGGAATTATATTATATATAATTCCGTTTCCGTGCGACTGATCAGCGTAGCCTTTATTTATCACGGTTTTGCACGGTTTTTCACGGAAACCACCCCCTAAACCATTGATTTCATTACGCAGACTAAAAAGGTGCGCTTTTTTCGCCATCGCTAGTCCTTCC